CTATCGCGTTACCCTCTTTAACTGCCGCTCCGCCCATGTCTCTTCAATGTCAAACCGAACCACCAACGTATCGTAAAAGCGTTTCACTGATTTTTTCCACGTATCAAGCGTGATAGCACTCGTCACTTTACATATGGCATTAAATGCCTCCGTTGATGGCAGTCTTTCATAGCCCCGACCACCACAACGCTGGCAGTTCCTGATTACAGGCATACCCCGTTTTTCCGACTCTTCACGATGAATGGCAACACCACGCCCACGGCAGTCTTTACAGGCAGTGGAAATCTCCCCCTTCCCTTTACATTCAGGACAGGAAACTTTCACCACCTCCCGGATTTTTTTCCATTCTTCCCAGTAAGACGGATACACACCCTTCGTACACTTTGCCCATACTGGCGGCTTGCCATCCGGATACTGGACCTTGTTTGTAAAAACTTCGCTTTCAATAAATTTTTCCCCATGGCAACAAGGGCACTGCTTTTTACTCGCTGCGCTGCGGGCATAATCCTCAAAAGCATACGAAGCCATAATGCGCATCACTGCCGGTTTTATTTCTGCCGGAAGTTTTCTTAACGCCGCCACGCGATCGCACTGACTTAATGCATAATCTGCCAGTAATTCTGTTGCCCGCGCCCTGTCATTCATACTAATGCCCATTTTCCCCAGGAACGCAGAAAATCCCATCTCAGCACGGTTTTGTGTCATACCCTGCGCAGCCATCACATCAGTGATACTCAGCGTATCTTTTGACGTCGAGACGGATGCATCAGTCAGGCCAGGCGATTTTGGGGAGTAGTATTTCGGTAAATCTTCCAGCTTCATTTATTGACCTGCCCGTCATGCATTATTTCGTAAATTTTCACGCCCAGTCGACCACCAGGAACGAGCTGACCGCGCACTATATTGATTTCGTCAAACTGCTCATCGTCGATAAGCAGTCCTGCATGTGTCAGTGCATCCAGTGGTGCCTTCAGGATATTGTCCAGGTCGCGGCAGCGCTTATCCGGTGGCTCTGCAATAATCCTGATTGCCAACCTACCGGACAGATTTAATTTCAGTCGCTGCTGGCGAACAATAAGCGCCACATCCCGGCGATAACGCTCACCGGCTTTTGATACAAAATATACGCCACCACGACGGCGCCAGTAGGTGTTCACCGACGGCGGGTAAGGCAAAACAAATTCTATGCGCTCAGTCATTTATGCTTTCCACTTCAGGACACCCGAATTTCTCGCGTGCATTAAAAAACGAATCAGCAACAACAGCTGGCTGCCGTGTTTTTCTTCAAAATCTTTTACCCCGGCGTGCAGTTCGTTATGACATTTACGGCACAGCGGAATAACAAACAAATCATCAGCCTTTGTTCCCATCCCTCCCAGTCCATGACCAATGATGTGATGCGGATCATCTGCCTGATTACCGCACGTCATGCATTTCTGCGTTTTTACCCAGCGCGTGTATACAGGCATCTCTTCCCGTTGTGGTTTCTGGCGCTGGAGATACTGAGCCGGTGACTCCGGATCAACGGCAATGCTGACCACCGTCTTTTCCTGTGGCGGATTTTGCTGGTGGGCGTGAGGCAGCGGCGCAAGATTTTTTGTGCGCTGCTTCAGTATGCTGGTGGCGGTCTGCTCTCCCGGTACGATGTCGCTTTCACGGTACACTGAGCGGATTTTTTCCGCACGCCCCCCCAGCGAACGACGTAATACCGCTTCCGGTAGCGCGTCCGCCACCTGATTGCGGACCGCCCACCAGGATAATTCAGCCAGAGATAACTCCCGTTCCTGTGTACCGCTTATTGCGTGGCGGATGACGCCAATCATCCAGGCTGCCAGATTTTGATGAGCAAGTTGCCCGAGTGATTCGGATGTCTGGTCACGCAGCAGGTTGTCGCAGTGCCAGCACAACACTATTGCGCCGGTACCATAACGGTGAATGACGGTTTCGCTGTGATGATAATCGCCGTGTGGCCACTGGCAGGATTTAATATGGCGCAACAGCCAGTCAGACAATGCACCAGCACCACCAGCAGCACGAATCACCCGTGCGTTACTGAAAAACGGCAGCAATGTTTTGTCTTCCACCAGCGGCTGGCGAACGGCAGGAACGACCCCGGACGGCAGATTACGCATGCTTTTCGGTTCCGGCTCCACCAGCACTCGAGGATTGTGAAATACCTGCATGGATTCACGGCCCGGCTTAACGATCACCAGCCCGAGTTCCGGTACCAGAACAGGTCGAAGTAATACCCGCACGTTACCTCCAGATCCGTTGCTGGAATGTGCGGGACGGACGCGGTGGGCGTTCGGAATAAGGGAGTCTGACGTAGATTATCCAGAGACGATAATCGAGGCTGAGGGCTTTCCTAAACTCATACCCACGTCTGCGGTAGTTATGAATCAGCCATTCGGCCTGTTCTTCAGTGCAGGGGTCATGCTGGTACCAGTCATATTTGAATGCGTGAGGGCGCCGCCCGTGCCCGCTGGCAAAGACGGCTGAATTATCAGAATTGTTAATTTTCTTGTAATGCACCACTACTGTCCTCGTAATGGTGCGACAGACGCCAGTTGTTCAGGCTGGCTTTGACTACGGCATTATAATCTAGTCTTTCTTAATGCTGAAGTGACTGACCGAATCCACATGCGATTCTTTGGTGATCAGAATAACATCGGATGGCAATGGCATTACGATAAATTCACCATTCTCAAGAACTATTACTTCATAATTACCAGGTACAGAAAGCGCAGCAATTAATTCCTTATCGTTCATAACCAAAATCCCGTGAACTTTAAACACCTCCCCTTAAGGGGTCCATCCATCTTCTCCCTGCGCGCTACTCAAAACGGGTGAATTCTAATTAATCTTTATTTCGAAGCAATCGCAAAAAACAAAATAGAAAATAAAAACAAACACACTAAAAACAACAAATACAACTATATCGAAAATTAATTAACTATTCGGACAGCAGAGCAATATAACTTCAGTTAAAATCATTAATCTCCCTTATTCATGAAAAACAAAACCCGCCGAAGCGGGTTAAGTGCGGGTGCGTTGAGGATGCCTGACACATCAGAGGTGGCGAGGGATTTCTCCCCCGCCGGGTCTCTTACTCCTCAGGTTCGTAAGCTGTGAAGACAGCGACCTCCGTCTGTCCGGTTCGGATTCGTACCTCGCAGAGGTCTTTCCTCGTTACCAGTGCCGTCACAATGACGGTTAAACAGATGACGATCAGGGCGATTAGCATCGCCTTTTGCTGCTTCATAGCCTGCTTCTCCTTGCCTTTCGGCACGTAAGAGGCTAACCTACGTGTGCAAGTCATAGATATGGCCTCAGATTAATGTTAAGCGTCTTGCAGGACGCGTAATGTTAACTGGGGCTTTCTCTGCCTGCCTTACAGTGGCATGCCCGAGGCAGACAGCCTCAAGCACCCGCAGCAATTCTACTTAACTATCTTTCTCCCGCAAATCGTTTTTATCCCCAGCGGCAAATCGAATACACAACCAGTGCTACCGCCATTGCAATTCCTACTGTTGTGAATGCCTCAGGCCAGGTCATCGTAAAACATCCTCCACGCCTATCAACCCGTTCCGCTCCAGATAGCCCATCGCATTATCTGGCAATTTGCAGTCCGGTTTCGATTTCTTCAGTTGGCTGACTAATTGCTTCACCAGCATTGTCAATTCGATAACCTGTTTGCCTGATGTTCGCTCACTACAGCTTATCCAATCATCCGGAGTTGCCGGGGAGCTGGTTGACGAATTCTTATTTTCCCGAAAGTTTCCGGCCTGAAACATAGCGGCGCGGTGACACCAGATAATCCAGCCAATCGCCATATCCCATGCCATGTATTCGCTACCGCCATTTTTTGCCCTGCGGCGATCAACAGAATCCCCGAAATGCTTCTCCATAAATAACTCATAGGCAGCCCGTTCATCCGGCACCACCAGCATTGGCGGCGTGGCGTATAGCTTACGGGTCTGAACACCTGCCCCCTGGCATTTCTCTTCCTCAACAAATCTTTCGAAAGCATATTCCCCGCAATCTTCCCATTCTCCCCATTCATCATATTCTGCATCCCACTGGCGATACTGATATGCCACTGGCTCTGCTTCCAGCGATGCCAGAGCAATACGAAACACATTGGCAAGCAGGCTGTTTGAAGATTGGTTATCGTGCGCCGAATCGCTCAGAAAACCAGTGATGAATGATTTAATCTCCGCGCTTTCTCTGGTAATAGTGGTCATATCACTCTCCTTTAGTGCGCAAGTGGTTTTTCCAGCGGTTTTTCGCCGCGCTGGGCTTTTTAAGGGAACACATCACAATATCAGCTGTGTTTGTGAACAAGCCCATTCTGCGGTTACTGAGTTTTAACCATTGCTGGACGCCGCGAGCATTTCTACAGGTCAAAAGAATTTTTGCTTTACGGTTTTTCATTGTTTTGCTCTCCAATTGATTCAGCCATTTTATTCTTCCTCTTCATCTTTTATTTCGTGGTATGCGTAATTGCAGTAGTTAAAGAAAATATCTTTAGCTTCGTCATAAACTTCATCAGGTGTCGCGTCATCGCCCACTTCGAATACATCCTCAAAATCTCCACCAGCTATTCCCGTTTCAATAATTATTTTGAACTTTCGCATTTCACTACCGCCCTTTCGGACGGCCTCCTGATGTATTGAGGTTGCAGGAATCCCTCCGGTTAAGGATTAAATTTTATTTACAGTGCTAAATTTAATTATTCTGGAGCGCGAAGCTGTTCCGCACAATGCAGCAGCGCATCCGTTGCTTCATTAAGCGTTACGGTATCGGCATCATCCAACCCTGCAACTTTTGCGTGCCTGACAAACGCCGCGCAAAGGTCGTTAAACGCCAACGCCCGCACTTCAGCCAGAAAAACATCGGTGGCCGGGGTGGGCTTTTGTGGTGATATAGCAATACGAATTGTTTCAAGCCCCGATTTTGTTTTCATTGCTGGCGCTTTGATATGCCCAAGTTGCACCACATTCATGATAAACCTGCGACGGTCATCACATATCGCCTTCACCTCTGCATTCTCCGCCGCCAGCGCCACAAGATTAGCCTCCAACTCTCCTATATGCTTGTTTTGGGCTTCCCGCTCATCCAGCAGCGCCTGCACTACTGCAGGGTTGAAAGCTGCGATATAACGAGCGTTGTTCTCTGCGTTTTTCTGTCCGTCAAAACCGGGCCATTTGATAACGTCTTCACATCGTTTATCACCGGGCGTATGCACCGCATACGTACCAGTACCCGTCGAAATAAATGCGCCCCATTCGCCCTGTGTTGCCTGTTTTGCTATCTCACGTAGTACCTGATGGTTAATTTCACTCACGATAACACCTCCTGAAATTTCCCCTGATAAAACGCCAGCACACGCTGCATAGCTTCGCTCTTCCGGCACTCACGACAGATTATGTTCATACGCCTGTCGTAGCGGCGTATTTCTCCATCTTGTAACGACCGGATAAGACCCGGATCAACCACAGCAGGTTTCTTCACCTTTGCCCTTGATAGTTTTTTACGGGTGTTTTGCCAGTCCTTGCGAGCCTGTTCAGACGGAAATAACCCGTAGCCAGAATTGTATACATCACCACTGGCAACCAGCTCTCTGGCAAGAACGCTCATCAGATATCTTGTCGTACCTGTCTTGGCTTCCAGTTGTCGTAACGTCTCGCGCCCACTCTGGCGCACGAGTTCAACAACCTGCCCCTTAATTTTTTCCCGCTCTTCTTGTGTAAAAACTTTTGCCACAAGTCCTCCTGAAAATTACCTCATGACCTGAAATCAACAATTACCCTCTGAACCCAGGTGGAATTTCGGTATCCGGTTCAGAAATATGATTCACACAACGCTGTATTGGCGAACGCCCCAAGCGAATAACCAGCTCATCCCATTTTTCGCGAAGCTTTGACGGGCTCATGATGTTTTTTACCCAGAATGGATCCCGCTGTACCCGACCAAACATTTCACAAATTTGTCTGTGAGTTCTGCCATCCAGCATCCGCATTGTGCGCACATCATTGGCCCATGCGGTCCAGTTTGGTTCTTTCGGTCGCATGATTTCGCCATCATCGCTGGCAGCCTGCTCGTAAAGACTCACGATTCGTCCCCAGATCCACTGCGCACACGCCAAATCTTCCTGGCTACCCCACTGGCGTTTTTTCGCACTGAACACAACCGCGTCAGGGTGTCGGGTTAAAAAATCCTGTTCAGCCGTCTGCGGCTCCGGTTGCGAAGCGTCCGGACAAGAAGATCTTTTATCTGACGGATCAGGTTTTAATACTGACGGATCGGGGCCAACCATCGCCCCCCTAACCGGATGTTTTTTATCAACGGTTGATCCATCAAAATTTGACGGGTCAACCGTTGAGGGGTCAATGTTTGACGGGTCATTTTTTACCTGGTTAATTTTTCTTTTCGGTTTATATGCCTCACGCGCCGCCGCTGCTGCTGCTTCGAGTTTTTCCACATTAAGACGGTAGATATTGCTTTCATTACGCCCACCGACCTTACGTTCCTCCTTCGTCAGCCAGCCGTTCTTTTCCAGTTCTGCTATCGCAGCTTTAACCGTTGATTCACTCTTTGCCCCAATCTGACGACGAATGGTCTCCACTGCAGGCCATGACACACCTTCGTCATTGCTGTAATCTGCAAGGCGAGCCATTACTGCCACCCTGGATAAGATCATGCCGGTGAAGGCACACCCTTCCCAGACAAGACCATGAAGCTTGCTGCTCATAAAAAACTCCGAACACCGTGCTTTTAGTGCATCACCAGGGCATTTCCCGCCGGACCACCACGATTCATCTGATTGAAACCAGCGATCGCCACTGCGACAAAATCATCAGCGTCTCTCACCAGTCGTTCCCGCGTCTCCACCAGCTCCCGAAAATAGGCTGAACTGTGGCTGCGCATTCGGGCCACCAGCAGAGGTGGCATTGCCTTTTCGATCGCTGGTAACAACGCCTGAATTTTTTTAACCGCATCAGGGGTGTCTTTCTCCACCCAGCGGAAAATTTTCTGAGTATTGCGAGCCAGGGCTTCCGGATGGCTGTCGTCATACAGTTCCGGAAACGTCATACCCAACTCAAAATAAGCCTGGGTTATTCCAGCTGCCGGAACTTTTTCGCCATAAGTACGCGCCCAGGCATTCATCGCCATGCGGATGTGTTCATGCTTGATTTTCATGAATCAACTCCGGTGTATTTGGTGTGTTAGCCTTATCTCCAACAGGCAACCCGTCTGTTGGATTCGGGTATAAATCTGGTCGCAATTCATGAGGAGTCACCCCAGTTGCAATATAAATTTGACGAACCCGTTCTCCTGTCGGCACTCGACCTTTGTATTCATTTGCCCATTTGTGTATTTGAGACGGCCAAGCCCCTATTGCTCGCCCTAGCGGACGAATACCACCAGCAATCTTTATTGCTTTGTCCAATGCTGTCATACAACCTCCAATTCAACTAATCACAACAATTGTTCACTTAAAACGAACATAAGTCAACAACCTGAGGAATTGTTAGTGTTCACTGAACGGTTATAATTGCCAAATGGACATGAGAAAAAAGCAATACGACACCCCGCTGGCAGAAAGGTTAGATACGATCTCGCAACAGCATCATTTAAGCGGTTCAGATTTAGCGCGTATCGCTGGTGTAGGTCGTTCATCAGTCAACGCATGGAAAAAAAGAGGGACAATCAGTAAAGATTCCGCAGCTAAAATTGCAGAAGCTACAAACGTTTCCCTTTCTTGGCTACTGACAGGAAAAGAAGATACAAATAGAGAGGCGCTTGATGATGATGAGAAAGCCCTGCTTGATGTTTACAGAAACCTGCCACCCGTAGAACGTAGAAATATGCTGGCAGCTTTTCAAATGCGACTTCAAAAACTGACCGAATTTTACTCAGAATACGTTGACCCAATCACACGACAAAAATAATTCTTTATTTTACAAAATGATACCGCCGTAAGGCGGTTTTTTTTGCCTCTCGCGCATTCATAGTGTTGACATTTGTTCACCTAAAGAGAACAATGTATTCCATCAAAGTACAACGGTGCGACAGGTCTTAGTTCCGCTACCCCGGCGTTAAGGGGAAATGAGGTCACATGGATACTATCAATCTTGGCAACAACGAATCTCTGGCATACGGTGTGTTTCCCAACCAGGACGGTACGTTCACCGCTATGACGTATACCAAAAGCAAAACGTTTAAAACCGAATCTGGCGCACGTCGCTGGCTGGAAAGAAACTCAGGTGAGTGATATGGATTTCGACACAATCATGGAAAAGGCTTACGAAGAATACTTCGAAGGCCTTGCCGAAGGCGAAGAAGCTCTCAGCTTCAGTGAGTTTAAACAGGCGCTTTCCTGCTCGGAAAAATCTAACGGCTGATAAGCGAAGCAGCACCGCGAGGAATCAGTATGCAGAAACGAGAACCCGTCATCATCGCGCCAGACTATACCGATGATGAACTTTATGAGTGGATGCACCAGAAAATTAAGGCAGCGCAGGACCTGAAATGGGCCAATGAAGCCAGGGCTAAGCAGGCCGAAAATCTGTCTGCTCTGGAAAAAGATATTACCAATCTGGAAAAAGCAGCGGCATTAAGTATCGCCAGAATGATTACATACCCGCGTTAATAGCTAAACAACGAAGCTAAGGTTGGTAATTAAGGAGTTCTCCACGGGTGAGGTGGAGTGCGTGCGCCGGACACGGGTGAACATCCGGCACTGACAGTTTACTGAAAGGATATTTCCCTGAAAAGTCAGACCATAACGCGAAAGCGCACGGCGAGGTAGCTGGTTCATAGATAGCCTGTCGTTAAATTTTCGTCGACCGTGCGCTTCCGGTTGTGGCAATCCGCGAAATGGCGCGGCGGTAAGTATGGCGGGGTTATTCCTTCCCCGTTGAGGACACCGGGTTGTCAGGTTGACCATACGCTTAAGTGACAACCCCGCTGCAACGCCCTCTGTTATCAATTTTCTGGTGACGTTTGGCGGCATCTGTTTGCCCATGAACTGATGTCCGCCCTTTTTAAAGTGAATTTTGTGATGCGGTGAATGCGGCTAAGCGCACGCGGAACAGTTAAAGCTAAAAACAGTGTTATGGGTGGATTCTCTGTATCCGGCGTTAATTGTTAACTGGTTAACGTCACCTGGAGGCACCAGGCACCGCATCACAAAATTCATTGTTGAGGACGCGATAATGGAAACGTTATTACCAAACGTTAATACGTCTGAAGGTTGTTTTGAAATTGGTGTCACTATCAGCAATCAGATATTTACTGAAGATGCCATTAATAAAAGAAAACACGAACAGGAACTGCTAAATAAAATATGCATTGTTTCGATGCTGGCCCGTTTACGTCTGATGCAAACAGGATGCAGGCAATGAATACGGCATTTGTACTCGTTCTGACTGTTTTTTTTGTTTCTGGTGAACCGATTGATCTTGTTATTGACATACATGACTCAATGGAAGAATGCATGACTGCCGCGGCAGAGCAAAAAATTCCCGGGAACTGTTATCCTGTCGACAAAATTATTCGCATGAACAATAACGAAATCCCGGCAGGCCTTTAAAGCCCCATAATAAATATCCGGTTTTATTTTTATATGTCAGCAATGGCAGGGATTTGTCCACCCTTAAATCTGTAATGAGGTAAAACAAAATGAGTAAAGTCTTTATTTGCGCCGCCATTCCGGACGAACAGGCAACAGCAGAAGGCGCCAAACCTGTGGCCACTGCCATTGAAGCAGGCGACGAACGCCGGGCAAGAGCCAAATTTAGCTGGTTATTTCTGGAACAATACCCGGAAGCTCAGGACTGTGCTTATAAATTTCTTGTCTGCGAGGATAAACCCGGCATGGCCCGCCCTGCTCTCGATTCCTGGGATTCCGAATATATGCAGGAAAACCGCTGGAATGAGGAGTCGGCTTCCTTTGTTCCGGTCGACCCTGAACCGGATACAGAAACTGTTAACTTTAATCAGTTATCTGAAGACAAGCGGGCTGCTGTCCTTGTCAGGTTCGGTACACATGAAAACATCACCGTGGATATGGTCATCAATGCAAGCGGGCTTCTCGGCGATGACGAGATGACGACTTTTGATGGACACCTCACTGAAGCAATTATCAGGACTAAAGAAATTAACGCCATGTATCCTGAGCGTCAGACTGAGTACATCAACGATGCCAGACGTGATTTAAAACCAACAGCCAAATGGCCCGACGTTCAGGCGTATTTTCTCGAACGTAAAAAACGCATGGAAAAGGAGCGCAAAGAAGGTGGAGCATATAATTCCGTCGTCGATCTTGCCCGCGCCAGAGTCAACCGGCAAGGCACTGAAAACTCTGCAGGAAAAACTGACTCCGTAACTGCTGTCGTTCGTCGCGAATACAGGCAGACATGGAAAACACTGGATGAAGAACTGGCCTACGCTTTCTGGCCTGGTGATATTGATGCCGGAAACATTGACGGCAGCATCCATCGCTGGGCAAAAAATGAAGTTATCGACAAAGATCGCGAAGACTGGAAGCGTATTTCCGCATTAATGCGCAAACAACCTGATGCCGTTCGCTACGACCGTCAGACTATTTTTGGCCTTGTCCGTGAGCGTCCGATCGACATTCACAAAGATCCCGTGGCGCTGAACAAATACATCACTGAATACCTGGCGACAAAGGGCGTGTTTGAGGATGAAGAAACAGACCAGAGCACTGCTGATATTCTCCAGCCGTCAGCAGCACAAACTGATGCAGTGGAAACTGAAGTATCTGATACCCAAAAAAATGAAAGCGCGCTGGAAACTGAACCATCTGTAGAGCGTGAAGGACCGTTCTACTTCCTCTTCACCGATAAGGATGGCGAAAAATATGGTCGTGCAAACAAACTTTCTGGTCTGAATAAGGCGCTGGCTGCCGGGGCTACTGAAATCACGAAAGAAGAATATTTTGCCCGTAAAAACGGCACGTACTCAGGTTCACAACAAAATACTGGTGCATCTGACACGACCGCACAACCAGAGCCGGTAAAAGTTACCGCTGACGAAGTAAACAAAATTATGCAGGCAGCCAATATCAGCCAGCCTGACGCCGATAAGTTGCTTGCTGCCTCTCGCGGAGAATTTGTTGCAGGGATTAGCGACCCGAATGATCCGAAATGGGTGAAGGGGATTGAAACCCGCGATTCTGTAAACCAGAACCAGCAAGAATCGGAACAGAACGACCAGAAAGCGGAACAAAACAGCCCAAATGCGCAACAAAACGAGCCAGAAACGAAACAATCCAAACCAGTAACGCAACAGGAACCTGAAAAAGTCTGCACCGCCTGCGGTCAGAGCGGTGGCGGCAACTGCCCTGATTGTGGCGCGGTGATGGGCGACGCAACATACCAGGAAACATTCGATGACGAGAATCAGGTTGAAGTTCAGGAAGACGATTCGGAGAAAATGGAAGGCGCTGAACATCCACACAAGGAGAATGCTGGCAGCGATCAGGATCACGCCAGCGATAGTGAAACTGGCGAGACGGCAGATCCCTTAATTGCGGTGAACGGTCATCACGTTATCACATCCACCAACAGAGCGGGGATTCATCTGATGATCGACCTTGAAACCATGGGAAAAAATCCTGATGCCCCGATTATCGCAATAGGTGCAATATTTTTCGATCCGCAAACCGGAGATATGGGGCCGGAATTTAGCAAGACCATCGATCTGGATACTGCTGGCGGAGTCATTGATCGTGACGTCATTAAATGGTGGCTTAAGCAATCACGTGAGACGCAATCTGCCATTCTGACCGATGAAATTCCGTTAGATGATGCACTACTGCAATTGCGGGAATTTATAGATGAAAACTCCGGTGAATTTTTTGTTCAGGTCTGGGGAAATGGAGCCAACTTCGACAACGTGATTTTACGCCGTTCATACGAACGACAGGGTATCCCCTGCCCGTGGCGCTACTGCAACGATCGCGATGTACGCACAATCGTTGAGCTGGGGAAAGCTATAGACTTCGATGCCAGAACGGCTATCCCATTCGAAGGTGAGCGCCACAATGCACTTGATGACGCCCGTTACCAGGCAAAATACGTTTCAGCTATCTGGCAAAAACTGATCCCGAATCAGGCTGATTTTTAATGTTCAACCCTGATCGCCGTCCACCAGCTATAGTGGCGGCGGTCATGCTGTAAGGCACGTGACCACATGTACGAATTAACTCTATCGCCAGCAGAGATTAGAGAGCTCACGAGATACGAACGGTACACAAAACAGCAACACCAGTTAAGGTTGCACGGTATCCCATTTGTAACCGGTCCTAAAAACGAACCAATAGTTCTTCGCAGTGATGTTCCACGCGGAGTGACTGCGATGCCGAAAGTATCTGAACTGGTTTCTGCTGAACCCGATTTTGAGGCGCTGAACAATGGGAAGACCAAGAAAAAACAAAAAAGATAATGCACTACCACCGCGTGTTAGATCAAATGGTTACAGTTACGTGTGGAAACCCGAGGGAAGCACAAGAACTATAGGGCTCGGAAGAGTGCGGGAAACCAGCGTAGCTAAAGTCTGGCAAAATTATGAACTGGAAAAAGCAAAACTCCACAACATAATGACCGTCGCTAAATTATGGCATATGTTTATGGATTCTCCCGCATTTACAGAGCTGGCCCCCAGAACCCAAAAAGATTATCGGCAACATCAAAGAGCGTTGCTGGCGGTATTCGGGAAAGTACTGGCTGATAATGTAAAAATTGAGCAGGTAAGAATTTTCATGGATAAACGAGGACTAGAAAGCAAAACCCAGGCAAACCATGAACTGGCAAGTCTGAGTCGCGTATACGGATGGGGGTATGAGCGTGGATATGTGAAAAATAATCCATGCAAAGGAGTCAGAAAATTCACGCTTAAAGCCCGTACTGTTTACATCACTGATGAACAGTATGCTGCGATATATGCGGAAGCAATTCCACAGTTACGTATTGCAATGGAGATATCCTATCTTTGTGCGGCAAGGCTCGGTGATGTGCTCGAGCTAAAATGGCAGGATATTATGGATAAAGGAATTTACATTGAGCAAAACAAGACTGGTGCTAAACAAATTAAGGAATGGTCTCCGCGATTACGTACCGCGATCCAGTTAGCCCGAAATGTAACTTCCGGCACATGCGAGTATGTGATCAACACAACCAAAGGTGGGAAAGTTATAGCCAAAACGCTGAACAACTGGTGGAATCAGGCTAAACGCGCAGCAGAGCAAAAAGCCGGTGTTCCGTTTGGGTGCAATTTCCATGACATAAAAGCCAAAGGGATATCAGATTACGAGGGAAGCAGTCGCGACAAACAAATTTTCAGTGGGCATAAAACAGAAAATCAGGTGTTGATTTATGATCGAAAAACAAAAGTCACACCAACACTGGACTTGCCACTTGTGGTTAGTAAATAG